CATTTGATGTTGTTGTTAGACGATTAAGAGACTCAGACGATAACAAGCAGATTGTAGAAAGATTCAGTGGTTGTAACTTAAATCCAAACTCCGATGATTATATCCTCAACAAGATTGGTGATAAGTACAATACATTTGATGAAAGCACTAATCGCGTTATTGAAAAAGGTGAGTACGAAAATAGATCAAAATACATTCGTGTAGAGTTAAACCCAGAATTTGAAGCCGGCGGCATGGAAGGCTTATCACCATTTGGCGTTACAGGTCCAACAAAGTTTGTTGATACTGTGTTTTCTCCAACAACACAGTCTGGTTCTTACGGAGTTGTTGGTGGTTTGGGCGATTACGTTGGTGAGTATAAAGGTTATTCAGGTATAATTCTGAGTGGTACTGTAGCCATTGAGGGTGGATTTAGAGCCCAGTTCCCCTCGGCAACAACGCGTGAATCAACAACCAATCTAGAAGATTTTAGAATGGCTCACTTTGGTGCTCTACCCACACCAGACAAGAGCGATAACTTCAAGGCAGATACCATAGACTTGGTTAGAATTAAACCAGCAAACATTAATAATCAGTACGACGCTGTTACAAATGTTTTAGCTTACCAATTCATTACTTTCTTAGACAATGTTGTTATCACTGGATCAGTATTAAATGCAGACCCCACAACATTGCAGGCGTCAGCAAGTGTCCTATTGTATGATAGAGATGCACGCAACGGTGGCTACTCGCTATCATCAACTGGTTCATATCCAACAAACTTTAATGCTGGTCCAACCACTGATGCTGCCTCTTACAAAGCAGTATTAAATGCTGGAGCAGGTAATTTAACCACTCTATTCTTTGGTGGTACTGATGGATTTGATATTACAAAGTCTGACCCATTGGCTCAAAATGAAATTGCCTCTAGCGGTATCAACGACAGATTCACTAGCTATGAGATGTTTACATACTACAGAGCTATTGAAACTGTTGCAAATCCAGAGCAGGTTTCTTACAATGTGGTTTCAATACCCGGCTTGATTAACGAAAGCTTAATTAATCAATTGGTAGCAAACACAGCAGAAAGAGCAGATGCCCTTGCAGTCTTTGATATTCCATTTGGTTACATCCCAAGACATGAAAGACTTTACTCTAGCGTTTCAACATTCAATCTAAATGTAGATTCAAATGGTGATTTAACACAAGCAGTTAATGAGGTAAAGGATAGAAAATACAACTCAAGCTACGCAGCAACTTACTACCCATGGGTGAAGATTCGCGACGGTGTTAACTCTAAAGATGTTTGGGTTCCACCATCTATTGCTGCTCTAGGCGCAATGTCCTACACAGACCGTGTACAAGCTCCATGGTTCGCCCCTGCCGGCTTTAACCGTGGTGGGCTATCCTCTGGTGTGTCTGGACTCCCAGTCGTCTCTACAGCCCTCAAGCTCTTCAAGGACGACAGAGATGATCTTTATGATATTGGCGTTAACCCAATCGCTACATTCCCAAATGAGGGTGTAGTCATCTTCGGTCAGAAGACTCTACAGGTTGAGCGTTCAGCCCTAGATAGAATTAACGTTCGTAGATTGCTTATCTTCTTAAAGAGTGGTATTTCAAGAATCGCCAATGGCGTTCTATTTGAGCCAAATGTTCCAGACACTTGGAACAACTTCAAGAACCAAGCAATCCCATTCTTAACCGACGTTAAGACTCGCTTTGGTCTAACTGACTACAAGTTGGTTCTAGATGAAACCACAACAACGCCTGACTTGATTGACCAGAACATCTTGTACGCCAAGTTGTTCATCAAGCCAGCCAGAGCTATTGAATACATTGCTCTAGACTTCATCATCACCAACACTGGGGCATCTTTTGATGATTAATTTAAGGACAAACTATTTAGGTTTAGGAGACAAAAAATAAATGGCTACAGCAATTCCAGTTTGGGCAAACCCACTAACAGAACCAAAAAGAAAATATAAATTTATTCTTAACATTGCAGGCATTCCGGCTTACGTTGTTAAGACTACAGACAGACCAACAGTAACAATTGGCGAGACTAAACATGAGTTTATGGTTCACGACTTTAAGTTTCCCGGTAGAGTCACTTGGAATGATATTAGTATTAGTCTAGTGGATCCAATTGATCCTGATGTCTCTAGTAGGTTATTAGCTCTCGTAAGAAACGCTGGTTATGTTTACCCAGGCGACTTTAGTGGTTCACCTTCAGACCCAAACTTTTTAAGAAAGTCAGTTGGTAAGGCTAATTTTATTGATCAGTTAGGTCAAGTTACAATTGATACACTAAACACTGCTGGCGAGACAATTGAGACTTGGAGGCTTAACTCCGTATGGGTTAAGTCTGTAGCTTACAACCAGATGAGTTACAGTGACGAAGGATTAATTGAGCTACAGCTTAATATTAGTTACGACTGGGCTGAGCTAGAAACTTTTAGCGCTACTGAATAATTTTATTTTCGACTAATTATAGTTGATGGGTAACACTTACGATAGTTTTGGTGGGTCTGTTTTAGCTGGTTTAGCTAAGTACAGCGCATTTAACGGTCAATCTAAATTACAGGGATCAGACTTATTTGTTAACGCACAACAAAAATTTAGATTTGTTGTTTTACTAGATGATATCCCAGCAGCCTTTATTAGTAGAGTAGATAGACCATCTTACACTATTGAAACAAAAGAATATAATTTATTAAATCACACTGTTAGATATCCAGTTAATGTAAAATGGAATCAGATTAGTTTAACAATAAAAGAAATATTTGGTGGAAATAGTGTGGGCACTGTTGGTCACAATTTAATGAATAAATTATTGGCGCACTCATATTATTATCCAAATGAAATAACAAGCACGGGCAACATTAGTCTTTTGAGTGCAATAACTAATCCTTTAGATACTGCTAGAGAGGCTGTCTTTGGTGCTAAAAACCTTTCAAAACAAAACTTAAATAGGGCATTGGGAGAGATGAAGATTGTTTCACTCAGACCAGACGGTTCTACTTTTGAAACATGGACCATCTATAATGGTATGATTACAGACCTTAAATTTAGTGATCACAGTTATTCAGATGAGGGCTTAACAGATATCACAATTACGGTACAATATGATTGGGCTAAATTAGAATTAGCACAACCTTAAGAGGTATAAATGAGAAATAATGAGGGGAGAACCCAAATCCCTCCTGAATTGTTAGAACAGTTTATGAAACAACAGGAGGAAAAGATCGTTGGTGCTAGTATACCTGCACCAGCACCAAAGCCTGCTGGTTATCAAGTTCCAACTGATTTTGTTGAACTCCCTTCAGGTGGTAAATTTTATCCTACAAATCACCCATGGTACGGTAAAGATAAAATTGAAGTAAGTTTTATGACTACCCGAGAGGAAGACATTTTATCTTCTCAGCAATACGCTGAAGCTGGTGTGATGTTTGATAAATTACTTGAGAGTATTTGTGTTGATCGCGTAGATCCCCGTACAATTTTATTAGGTGATCGTGAAGCTATATTAATCAATGCTAGAAAAAATGCATATGGCGACGAGTATTCTTTTTCAGCTAACTGTCAAAATTGTTTTCTTGAATACGAATCTTCAATTTTTTTAAGCAGCTTGCAGGCAAAAGAATTAGAGGTCAATAGCGTTTCAGAACAAGGCACAGTTAGTGTTGAGCTTCCAGTATCAAAGTCGGTAGTTGAATTTAAAATGGCAACAGTTGGAGACATTAAGCAAATAGAAAATCAAAAATCTATTAAGGAGAAGCACGGCTTACACTTCTCACCTACGGTTGAGTTGCACAGAACAATGATTGTTTCTATTGATGGTCATACCGACACAGGCTATATTACACCATTTGTAAATCAGATGCTTTTAAAAGACTCAAGATTTTTAAGAAAAAAGTACGAGGAAAATAAACCAGAGCTAGATTTTAGCTTTGTTCATAAGTGTGGTAATTGCGGACACGAGAACAAAGGAGGTGTCCCTGTTGGGATCAGCTTTTTTTGGTCTGACTCCTGAGTATATGGAGCAGGTGTATCAGCAAATCTTTTTAATGATTATGAAAACCAACTTTACCTTTTTAGAATTATACTCTTTTCCAATATATTTAAGAGACTGGTTTAGTGAAAGGCTTGTTAAATACTACGAGGAAATAAACAAAAGTGACTAAACCCCTAATTATAGAGGGAGAAACTCATGGCAAATCCTCAAGCTTATAGTAGAATAGCACAATTAATCACGACTGGTGGCATTACAAACGAGTCAGATTTAAATACTCGCATGAATAATGCGTCGCCGGCTCTTACAGCGAATGAAAAAAGATCTTTAAAGTCTATTCTGTCAGCCAAGTCTAGGGGTCAATCTAGATCCGAGGCGTCTTTTCAAGCAAGAAGGACCATCGATGAGCTTGGTGAATTTGCAGGTGGGTTTTCCAGCTTAGAGCGTGCAGCGTTAGACGCGACAAAAGCCTTAACGTCAAATACGGATTCCACCTCTAAGCTTTTAAGTGTTCTAAACATAGCTATTAAGCAAATAAATAAAGGGGTTGATGGTGTAGAATCTCTTAGAATATCTTTTAATAAACTGTCAATTGAAGATAGCCCTAAATTTATATTAGCTTTAAGAAAACAACAAGATCAGCTAATAAATTTTGGTGTAACTTTAAAAAATTTAGCAGAAACAACTAGCAATTTTAGAAACAATCTTGCTATATTAGTTTCAGATCAATTTGGTCAACAAGAAAAAGCTTTAACAAGATTAGCAGCAGTTAACACAAAATTTGGTATTTCTGTTGAAGACTCTACGCGTTTAATTAATAGTTTAGATGTTGGTTTTGGAATCACTGGAGCAGGAGCAGACGAGTTCTCTAGAAAGCTTTTAAAGTTTGCAAGAGATACCGGACAGCCATTTAATAAAGTTTTTCAAGATTTTAATGGCAGCGTTAAAGATTTCTTTGTAGAGCTTGACCCAAACAAAGCCCTTCGCAAATTCACGGTGTTTCAGCAGATAGCTCGTAGATTTGGAACAGATGTTTCAAACTTGACAAAATTAACAGATCAGTTTGAAACATTGGAGTCTGGTGCTGAATTTGGTGGTAAACTAAACATGCTTCTTTCAAACTTGGGCGGTTCCTTTGACGCAGTGCAAGCTACGTTGATGAGCCAACCTGAAAGATTACAATACATTGCTGGTCAAGTTGCTCAAGTTGGTGATAGAATTAAAGGAATGAGCGACCTAGGACAAAGAGCTATTTTAAGAGAGTTGGCTTCAACATTAAATGTTGATGTTGGTACAGTTAGAGCATTAGTCAACAGAGATAAGGGGCAAGACCTACAAAGGTTTTTAAGGGGTACATCTGATTTACAGGCAATGGGCACCCGCCAACAGCAGGATCTAGCTAATAGAATGACTAGCAGAGCAGAAATTAGACAGCAAAAAGACGATGCGTTGATCAACGCCTTCACTGTTAGCGCAGAAAAAATATCTCAAAATACGGCAAGGGCTACCCGTGATGTTGCAAGAAGCGCCGGTCTTCTTCTAACAAGGTCAAAAGAGATAAACGACTTAGTGATGGGTTCTTTAAAAACTGCTGGTGATGCATCAACCAGAGCAGCAGCAGCTATTGGGGGCTTTACTGATAAGTTAGCAGGCTATGATCCAAAAGTTTTTGTGGATGTCAAGGCACAAATCACAGGAACCGGCGAAGTCACAAAAACAGAGGTTCAAAAGAAAAAGTCCGCACAGAATGGAGTTGATAATAGAGCACGATGAGACATGAACAAGATTTAAAAATTTTCAAAAAAACACTACAAGAGGATAAAAAACTTGCTTTTGCTTCAAATGAAGAAAGAGAACTGCGTTTAAAGTATCCATTTGCAAATGTGTTTATTCAATTTCCTACTACTGGTGATTCACTAAGCTTTCCTGCTTTTTTAACAAACTTTCAAGACACCTTTGCACCCAGCTTTTCAACAATTGACGTGTTTGGTCGTGTAGACCCCATCCCAGTGTATCAAAATACTAGAAGAACTTTAGGCTTCACTTTGACAATGCCGGCATACAATGAGTCACATGCTAAGGAGATCTTGAGAAACGTTAATACAATAGTAAAAAATCTTTATCCATCTTATGTAACACCAGAATCTCAAGGCTCAAATTTAAGTTCTACTAGAATTATTAACTCGCCACCACTAATCAGAGTTAAATTTGCAAACTTGATATGTGATTATGTAAATCCATCTAGAGGCTTGTTAGGATATGTTAATGGTCAAATAACTATCACACACGGTCTAGAAACAAACGGCATGTTCATTGTAGAAAATGGTGGCGATGGTGTTATTTATTCCAAAGCATATGAGGTTACTTTCTCCATGAGTGCCTTGCACGAAGGCACCCCCGGTTTTGATGAGAAGGGCGAAGGAGAGTTCATTGACGGACAACACTTCCCATATCAGGTAGACTCTTCGTTTAAGACCGCCAACAATAACAATTCAGAGGGCGCTGTAAACCCTAGTGCAGTTTCTCAAGCCACTAGCAGAGAAGCAACCAGTAATCCAAGTGGCTTGGGCTCTGATGCTAGTAGAAAAGCAAAAGAAGTTTTAGGAGGCTGATGATGGCAGTTAGTAGATATAACAACTTAAATGAATTTGTCAACGCTACAGAGGGTTACCGCAAGTCTTTTAAAAAGAGATTTGGCGAGCAGGGCATTAGACAGTTGCCAATTAATAATTTAAAATATCCAACGCAAGCAGAATACGACACTATAGATACAGTGTCTCTTACTTGGAAAGTTGGAGATAGATTTTACAAATTGGCTTCTTCTTATTATAATAATCCAGAGTACTGGTGGGTTATTGCATGGTTTAATAAAAAACCAACTGAGCAACACGTCAAACTTGGAGAGACAATTTTAGTACCATTATTTTTAGATGAAGTTTTAACAGTGATAGGCTTGTAGAATGTCAGAGATAAAAAATTCAATACAAATATATTTACCAATTACGGCTGGCGGTCTATCAAGACAGCAGTTTTTAAATGAAGTATTGTGCCCACAAATACAAAGAGGGACTACTTCAGCTACACGTAGTGGCTTAGCAAAGGTAATTTATGACGATTCTTTTGATAAGAGCGCTGTAAAAGATTTGGATTCAGAAACATATAAAAGAATTATAAATGGAAGACAGGGCACTAGAAATAAAATTTTTAGTATGCATCCAAACTTCTATACAAGTTTAGAAGAATCGCATGGAGCCTTAAAGTCTATCAATAAAACAGTTCAAAAGGACTACGAAGAATATATCAAATTTATGTCAAATGTTGGTACTAGTGAATTAGCAGCAATGACGCCCTATATTAAAATTATCTATAGGTATAAAGAAAAGAAGAATGATCCATGGAAAGAGTTTGTACTTCCATTTAAATCTTTTACTTCTGAGGAAGAGTTTACCTCGACAGACATGGTTAATAAGTTTAATCGTGGTGACGGTGCTGGTGTAACAAACGTAACTGTTAATAGAAACTTTCCAGGCTTAGGAAATATTTTAAGTGTTTTTGTTGATATTAGTTTCTTTTTTCAAAATTTAAATATATTAACAAAAAAACAAAAAGTTGGCGATTTAGATGATTTTAGTTTTATAAAAGTTATGGCGTTCTTACCGCCCGAAAAAGAAGAAATTGTTTTGGAATATGGTTATGGAATATCTAGATTTACAGATCCAACCATAATCCCGCCACGTATGCAATCTCAAATTTTGTTGAGAGAAAAGAAAAGATTTCATTTAAAATATAAGGGACACAATTTTGATTTAGAGCAGGATGGTTCTGTAAAGCTAAATGTTTCGTACACCACTCAACAAGATCAAGACTTGTATGATAAAGAGGCAGACGTTGCTATTCCAAAAGACAAGGTACAAATTGCCTCTCTTGGCGTTTCTGAATCAAACAAAGCACAATTGGCGCGTTACAGAAATCTTTTAAAAGAAAAAAATAAATTAGACAAAAAATTAATTAATTTTAAAGAAAAAGCTGAAAAAAGAAAAAGTGCTAAAATAGTAAAGGGTGCCGGTCAAGATAAATCACTAGCAAAGAATATAGAAAGAGAGAAACAAAAAATCTTAAAAGAGTTATCACAAGTCAATAAACGAATTAATGGCTTAAGACAAAGCTTAGCACCTCTTGTTAAACAAAAATTTATAGAAACAATTAGAAGAAATAAAGAATTGTTTAAGATATCTTTTAAGGCAGGCGCCAATCCATCACCGTCAAGAGACGGCTTTAGAGACTACGCTATAGCAGCAAATTTGTTTTTAGAAGAGCTAAGCCCTGTTGGCGACAATTTGATAAGCACGCCTTTAGCAGAACTGTCTGGTGCTGTCTTGATAGAAGAATTTGAAGATAGTTTGGTTTACAAGCAAAAGATTGTTGGTAAAGATGAAAATGAAAAGCTTTCTGTAGTTGATAATGTTTTAAGTAAAATTTTTAATGTTCCAAAGGGAACAACTAGAGATAGAACAGCACCCTTTGGTGATATATTGTTCTTTCCACTTAGAGCATTAATTGCTGCTGCGTATACAGATTTGGAAGATGATTATAAAGAGCGAGTACCATTTGTTGGTTTAAGTAACGTAAATACAAAAGTTAATGATAAAAATTACTCGTTAAACATTGGGGATATCTTAGTCAGCGTGGACACTTTCCAGAAATGGTACTACGAAAACTACACTGCAAAAGGTGTTATAACTTATACTTTTGGTGATTTTTTAAATGATATCATGACAAAATTAGTCCCTCAAATTTTAGAAAATGAATCAAGTTCTTTGTTTGGTAATAACAGAATTGGAAACATAAGACCAATAAATTACTTAACTACTATGACTGGTGACAAAAAAGACGAGGCACTTTTTAGAAAAATCTATACTGATGGTTCTGATAAAAATTCGTTAGACAAGTTAAAGATAAAACTAAAACACAATTCTGATACAAAAACTAGTAGAAATTTAAAAAGTGTTTCGCTCTTTACAAATATTAAAAATCCATCAAGTCCAGTTGGTAGTGTTTATTTAAAAAGAAATTTAAAAAATACTAATTTTGATGAGAAACAAGATATTAAATTTAATGCCCCTCATATTAAAATTGGTGCAGACGAAGGGCTGTTAAAGAGTATCAACTTTTCAGCACAAGACTTTCCTGGCTTGAGAACTGCCCTGTGGGCTAACTCAATGACTAACTCTGAGGAAACTTTATTAAAATATAAATATAGTGCAAATGTAGCCACCATAGGAAACAATGTCTTTTTTAGAGGTGGGTATTTTACAATTGCACAAAACCCTTTAGGCTTAAGTAGGGACAGCTTTGACCCTGGTATTGTTGGTTATTATGTAATACAAAAAGTTAATGATAATTTATCAATTGGAACTTATGAAACAAACATGCAAGGCACTTGGGTATACAATCCAAGAGATAAGAAGAACGCAGACTTGCAAAGACAGAACGGTGGAGAGACAGTGACTGATCCACCACCACAATTAAATTTAAGTATTTTTGGCTATCTTGAGGATATGTTTAGGCTAGACTCTGATACTTTAGATCAAAATGGTTTGAATTCTAGTTTTGAACCAAAGAAAGAGCCTCCTAGATTAGAACAAACAGACGACAACAGAAGAGATATTAAGGAGCCAGTATAATGCCTAAATTACCAACTGCAAATAATAATTCATCTGTTAAGCAAAATTATAAAAGTAAAGAGAGTTATGATTTTTATTATCAACAAGATACAAGCCAGTTTGATTTATGGTATGATTATCCATATTATGGTAAGGTAGATACCAACGGCGCAGTTGTTTATCCAAAAGAATCGTTCTTAAGGGTGGTGTCGAAACAAGGAGACGATAACCAATCTTTGTGCTTTCTTTTTGTCGCTAATGCTTTTAAAAAAATGAGACTACACTATGAAACTTTATATAGTGACGGCTTTATAGATCAAAATTCAAATTTTTTTACTGATACTCTACAAGTTTATCGTGCTTGGGAAAGCCCAACAGCTTTATATTCAAATAATCAACAGTTTTTATATGAAAGCTTTTTTGAAGAAGTGCTACAATTATTAGCTGATAATTCAACTATTAAAAACTTTGATGACTTTGTAGATATTTTATTAAAATATGTGAAAAGTAAAAAGACTCCATTTACTAGAGTTGGTTTCAACACATCTAACTTATTATCAAGCTTTTCAACTGGTTTAGTATTGGAAGTATATAAGGGTGAGTACGGCAATGATCGAGAGGCTTTTGATTTTGTTAACGATCCAAATTTTAGTTTGTTTGAGGAATTGTGTAAAAAATACGGCTTCAGAATTGATAGAAACAATCCCTGGAGGATAGTTGCCAACATTAATAGTGAAAGAATGAAGCCTTTTATAGAAGAACTTATAACAGCAGAGAGTAATAAAAGTACAGAAATAGAAAGATATTTTGATATATTTTATGAAAAACTAAACACAGATGTATATTTTACAGAGTTTATAAATTATTTAAAAATATTTTATGCTACTTTTAGACAAGCCTTTACAAACTATAAAGAAGATAGTATTTCTGGTGCAGGCTGTAAAAGTCTTTTTTATAGTTTTAAAGAAAGAGGACCTGTCCCATTAGATATCAAAAAAGAAAAGGCGCTTAATTTATTTTATAATTTTAGATTAGCAGAAATTGGCTTAGTAGCAACCAAAAAAAGAAAACAGTTTCATATAAAAAATGTTCTTTCAATTTATAAATCTTTAAAAGGAACAAATGATAAAAGGGCACTGAGAGAAGCTTTAGAGTATATACAGTATAATTTGGGAACTGCTGCCTATAGAAACGTTCCGCTGGAAGAAAACAACTTGACAAGAATTAACGATGGTGTTATGATGTCCCCACAAGATCAGTTCGACAAGAGGACTGGTGAGGACAGCAGCTATTTAAATGATTTTTCAGATTCTTGATAACAAGATTGAGTGTGTCGGCTACTACAGTGACGGCAAAATTTACAAAGAGGACGTAGGACATGGCTTTACCCAGACCTGGGATAGCTCTCCTAACTTTATGTCTAGTGCTGTAGATTATGCAAAGATCTATGCCGGGGTGGATAGTATAGATGATGTCCCACTACCGGACCACCTCCACCATAGGTGGCAGCACTCTACCAAACGGATGAAGTCGTTTATCAAGTCACTAGGCAAGGCAAAGGTCAGCTTAGACGACCACTGCTTCTATGACCTAGTTCCAGACAAGTTCCTCACAGACTTCTATGAGGACAAGACAGAGATTACAAAGTTTGTGTTTGAAAACTTTAGTAAGCCTGCTAACTATTCTTTCTTAAAAGAAGTTAATTTGCTTCTAACCAAGATCTCTGGTCAAAAGCTAATCATTGATAGAAGCAAACTAAACCAGCGGTTTATGAAGAAGACTGACTTTGTTGCCGTTCAAAAGTTCTTAAACAGCAGCGACAAAATCAGCTACAACATCTTCAAGTCCAAGACGGGTCGCCTCTCTACTCAGAAAAATAGTTTTCCAATCTTGGCTTTTGATAAGAGATTCCGTCAGATTTTGAAGCCACATAACCACTGGTTCTTAGAGCTAGACTTCAATGCGAATGAACTTCGTGTTCTACAGGCTCTAAACGGTGTAGAACAGCCGAAAGAAGACATCCACGAGTGGAACATCAAGAATGTTTTTAGAGGGCTAGGAACCCGAGCAGAAGCGAAGAAACGGGCTTTTGCTTGGCTCTACAATCCCAACTCTGAAGATCACCTAATGTCTAGATTTTACAATAAAGATAAGATTTTGTCAACCTACTACAAGGA